TGAGTTGATTTGCTCTTGAAGGCCAATCTTTAGTAATACCAATTTTTATTGCTTGACTTTTTTTATGCTGAATGACATAAAGGGCTTCATTTTCTACTAGTGCAGTAGCCATAATAATTAGATTAAAAAGGTAGAGTTGATTGAGTAAATGATTCTGGTTTTTTGGGTAAACACCAAAGATGTTCTTTCTTTCCGTAATTACCTATTACAAAGTCTTTTGTTTTTTCCAGTTTGCCATCATCAGATAAGTTTGTCATAGCTCTTCTGATTGATGTTATAGGGCAGTTTAATCCTGAGATAGAAAGTACCATTGATGGGCTTAATGGCCTTTCATATTGCTTGAAACAGTTTATGATCTTCTGTTCCTGAGTTTTAGCTTTTGATTGTGACCTTGATAGTTCACTAGGGTTTTCATTGATTGTGTTATAAAAAGTCATTACTTATCACCCCTTATTTTTGCCCATCTTTGTTTTTGTGCATTAGCAATCTTTTGGTCATAACCAGCATCAATAATTGCTTGTTTAGTTTTTTCTGGATAGTACATATATCTCTGAAAATAATGATCTCCTGTAACATAGTGTATTCCTTGTTGAAGAATACCTGTTTTTCTAAATCTAGCTATGGTCATTCCTGCAATACCAATAATTTTCTCTGTTTCCATGCCGTTAAATAAACCTTTCTCTGCAAAATGTTCTTTAGTTCTCATGTTTAAGTATTTCGAGTAATCAGTAGGAACATATCGAACAGGTTTTATTAAATTGTAGTATTCTTTCATTACTTCACTATTACGTCTTGAATTATAAGAAAGTCTGCCTTTCCATTTACCAGCATTTAGTTGCTGTAGAAATTTATATCTTTGTTGTATTCTGTAATGCGTAAATTTATATGGGTAAGCTAATCTTTCATTTATAAAACCTTCTAAAGCAATTTTTAAATATTTTATTTTAATTTCAAACCACCTATCTATATCAGATTTTTTCCAGTAACAATAATCTATGCCACACCATTTATTTCTTTCAACTCTTCGTGTAGGTTGTGGCAACCAATTTTTTTTAAGTTGTGTAGCAATATAATTAAATTCATATCCTGTCAGTTCAGCCAAATCAAAAGCAGAATATTCATCAGCTTTAGTCAAACTATGTGGGTCAAACTTTATTGAACCAGTAATATCGTATTCTTTTTTAAGTATTTGTCTTATGTATTCTCTTGAAACATTAAATCTATCACCAATTTTTTGAAGTGCATAACCTTCATTTCTCATGCGTAAGATGATTTCGTTTCTTGCTTGTTTTAGCTCTGGTGTAGTTGTGTACTGATTTTTCATAATGATTTGATTTGAAAGTTTGCTAGTTGATCTTTTACTTTTTGGACTTCTGGTGGAAGTGTTGCTTTTTGGTTTTTGATATTTTTTTGGATAAGCTTATTCATCAGCTTTTCTGTTTTAGTCCAGCTTTCTTTTCTCATGTTGTGTATATCTCTAACAATGTCGATAGGAATATCTACACCAACATTGTTTCTTATGTGACCATCTGAATCTCTGTAACCATGAGAGATTATCTGACCATCTATGTCGTATTGTGGATTAGCTGCATTGCAATAACATATGAGAGCTAAATCCTGACCAGAGAACCGCCTTCCCTTGTCATCAATGTCATAGTCTGGCAAGTGATTGTTTATTAGTTTGTCTGAGTTGCTGATAATGCCTGTATCATTGCAAGCATAACAAGTGTATTTAGGTGCGTTGAAAGTAACTTCTCTATCAACAGCAGATCTTTTATAATTTTTCATTTATTTTTTTACCTTTCTTTCTTCTAAATCTTCAAATGGGTCTGTATCTGTCCACTTTCCGTCTTGAAAAATTCTTAATTTATCAGGATTATTTAAATTGATACCTATTGCACCTTCTGGAATATCGCTTATTTTTTTTGCGTAATTCCAAACTTTAGGCAAATTGTTTTCTTTTTTCATAGGGTGTTAAAAAGGGGTGTTTTGTTTGGGTTTTCCTAATGTAGTTGCTTTTTTAGATACTGTCAATAGATATTGTTCATATTGACCATTTTTTAGATATCGGAAACAATCAGGAAATAGTGGAGTAAAATTATCATTTTTTAATTGTTTCGATCTGGCTCTTATATCGGCCTGTAGGCAATCAAGTATCTTTTCCTGTGTCTTTTTACTTAATTTACTAAATTCGGCTTTTGCAAGCTTTTTAGATTGTGATACAACACGCATTGATGTAGGTATCTTTCTATATGCTTCCCAAAATGGTTCAAAAAATTTATCTACAGGTTTTTTCTGACTAATAGTTTTATAGTTATTTGTTTTAGTTATATTGTTTTTCTTAGGGTGTATCTCTGACACCACCCCAGTGTCTGTCTGACACCCCCCTAGTGTCTGTGTGACACTACCCCCAGTTCCTGTGAGATACCGCCCATTAATAGCTGGGTCTGGGACAGGAAGTGCTTTACATTGCTGCCAGATACTGACTCTATAGCAATTTGTCTTTTGATTAAACTCATCAATCCTATATTGTTTTTGTAATAACCCAAGCTCTACTAATTCATTAACAGTCCTGATAACACTTGATCTGGACATCTTGGCATCTTTGGCGATTGTTGCGTAACTAGGCCAAATATTTGGGTAATAACTTTGCAAAACCCAAATAACAGTTAATTGATATGGTGTTACTTTGCCCTTTAATGCTGTTGGCAAAGCTATGAATGGGGTATTCTCTGGAATAAAACTCATTTTCTATGGAATATATTATTTCTGTAAAAGGCATGGAATCTGCCCCTCAAGGCAGTAAAAAACACGTTGGCAATGGAATAATGGTCGAGACAAGTAAACGTCTAAAATCATGGCGAAAACAGGTGGAAATGAGGGCGAAGTTGATTGTGACCGATATAATATTAGAACCAGTTGAAATAGAGGTAAGTTTCTTTTTTAAAAGGCCGCAAAAGCACTATCTCCCAAACAAGATGCTGCGTCAAGCCGCCCCTGTGTATATCACCAATAAAAACAAAGGTGATCTGGACAAACATTGCAGAGCGTTACTGGATAGTCTAACTAAATCCGCATTTGCTGACGATAGCCAAGTTGTATCTTTACACGCTGTCAAAAAGTACTGTGAAACAGAATCTGAAACTGGTGCAAACATTAAAATAAGAACAATCAATGAAACGGATTTCATGGGTGGCTTGTCCTAAATGCCAAGAATACACAGATCAAAAAGTAAGAAGATCAGACCGCAACTCAAAACACGTTATTGTAAGACGTAGAGAATGTTATGAGTGTGGTCATATCTGGCACACAATTCAATATCCAGAAATGATTGTTGAAGATATAAAAGCTAAATATGTCTTATGTGAGTAGTCGGGTGATGGATAAGCACTTCGCTTGCTCCCCTGCCTTCCCTAAGTCTCAGTAGGTGTTGTATGGCTTTCAGACCCAGCTTTGCAATGGGTCATCAGGCTACCCGACTCTCATAATTCATTTAAAGCGTGTTCAAGAGAATAAACAACTCTGGAAATGATACCAGCATCTAAATGCTCTCTTGCAATTCCAGATCCTGTGATTGATGGATTCTTTTTTAAAAACTGTCTGAGCCTTACAGCATCTTCAGCTTTTATATTTAAAAAGATGTTCATGTATCGTTTTAGGTAACGAAGCATAAGTAATCTCTTACAGTTGAATACTAACCCTTAATTAAGTGGATCATCAAATTTTGGAATATTTGCTGTGTAGATAATATCGTCACAATTTTTTATCTGAAGCTGCAACAATGCAATCTTTTCTATCGCTGCATAGACCTCTGGCTTTGTTCTAGGCTCACAAAGATAATCAATATACTTTTCTGACTCTTGCTCCAGAAAAGCTTTTTTGAACTGATATTCCAGCTTGTCTTGAGTCATCTTAAGCCTCTTTCTATTTATTGTATTTCCACTTCTGTTGTTTTTCAAAGATGTAAAGTTCATGGCTTACATGAATGTATTTATCTCTAAATGTTTTTTGAAAGTCTTTGTTTTCCATGAGCATAGTGATAATAATTCTTGAAACAAGCCTTGCGTTTACATTTTGTGAATACATTGCTTTGAAAGTGATCTTGAAAAGTTCAACATCACCTTTTATAAGCTTTTCTATCTCTTCCTTAAACTCATGCCTTACAGCAAGCTCAGAAAGATGTCTTGCCTCTTCAATGTCGGGAGTGACAACAGCCTCTTGAATAAGGGCTTGAGCAAGTTTAAGTCTTTGATCTTTGTTCATTTCTTTGCCTCCTCTATGCCATACACTTTGTCAAGAGAACTAAACCCTGTGTCTGAATACATGGTATAAACCTGACCATCTGGATAAATACCAAGAGTGATGAAGTTCCAGTTAAAAACACACTCAAAGTAATGATTGATTTTGTCATCTTGAATATGCTCTGCCTCTTGTTTGATCTTGAGTGCCAATAATTCTGCAACGCTATGATCTGGACTTAATGATTTAAATTGAGTTTTCATTTATTTAACCTCCTGTAAGGTGTAAGTTACTGTTTGTGTTTGCAAATATCCCTGCCATCTATCCTCTATAACATTTGTGATTTTGTAGCCACAATTTTTCATTGCGTGACGATCATGAATTTCAAAAATTGCACCATCAATAAAAGTATGATCGTAAGTTTTGATAATAGTTTTTGTTTTGTCCATTGTTTTGGGGGTGATAGGTGAATAAAGACCCCACCAGTTGAGGTGGGGCTGATAGAGTTACTTTTGTGCAGCTTCCCACTCTTGATACTTTTTCATAGCATCATTGAACTGATCTACACGTTGAGTGATGTGTTCTTGATTATCGAAAGCGGCAGTCTGTTTGATAAATTCTGGTGTGAAGTTGATATTCAAAATCATCTTTTTATCAAATACTGGGTCAACGTACCACTCAATCTCAAGAACATTTTTTTTCTTAAGACCTTTGATGATTGTTGTCACTTGATCTTTTGTAAGAACCTTCCAGTCATAGATTTTCCAAAGATGCTGAGTGCCAAACTTGTAGCTGCCATCTTTAGTAATCATTCTGTCCCATCTATCAACGTCATTTTGAGTAGTATCAAATAAATTTACTTGATGAGTAGTTTGACCAAT